CAAGTATAGTTCTTTGTCATATCTGGGATAAAGAATCACATGAGAAACATAAAGAAATGTTTAATAGTATATTAAAGTATTGGCAATTGGTAAAAAATTATGAATGGCAAGAAGTCTAAAAGATTAAGAAGACAATCAAAAACTTTATTAATTGAATGGTTAAGAACTATGATACCAGAGGGAGAAGATACTTCTAAAATTAATAAGAAAAATTTACATGAATTTTTACCAGAACAAACTCATATTTTTGCTAACAATAAATTTATGTTAAGTGCTTATAGTTTAAGATGGTTTTATAAATTAATAAAAAGAAATCCTAATTTAAAAATAAAGGATTTGAATGCCTAAAAGAATACCAAGAAAACCTAGACCTAAAAAGGTTAATGTTCCTAAAGGTTATGATAGTAAATGGGAATATGATATACATCAATCTGTTTTAAAAAAATGGAAACATCACAATGAACAAATAGATTATGTTGTTGAACATAAATATGAACCAGACTTTATAAAAGTTATTAATGGACAAACAATATTACTAGAAGCTAAAGGTAGGTTTTGGGATTACGCTGAATACAGTAAATATATTTGGATAAGAAAAGCTTTAACAGAACAGGTAGGAGAATTTGAATTAGTATTTTTATTTCAAAAGCCTTATTCTCCTATGCCACAAGCTAAAAAAAGAAAGGATGGAACTAAAAGAACTCATGCTGAATGGGCAGAAACAAATAATTTTAAATGGTATAGTGAAGAAACTTTACCAGAGGAGTGGAAATGAAATATAAATTTAATGAAGATAAAATTTTAGAAACAATAAAGTTTTATATAGATAATACTTACAATAAACATTATGCTAATGGAAAGTATCAGGCAACTGATATGATATTAGATGCAGGACATGGAGAAGGTTTTTGCATGGGTAATATAATGAAGTATGCTATGAGGTATGGTAAAAAGAATGGAAAGAATAGTGATGACTTGTTAAAAATTATTCACTATGGTATAATAACACTTTATTTACATAAGGATAATAATGGTTGAAGATAAAATAGGAACTAAAGATTACTTAGGAATTACAATAAATTATGATAAAGAAAAAAACTTTGATAAGTTTAGTTTAGATACATTAAAGGATAGATATTTTTGGGAAGTAGAAACCCACGCACAAGAAGCTTTTGCTAGAGCAGCAGTTTATGGTGCTACATTTAAAGGAGAAACAGATTATGAATTGGCTCAAAGACTTTATAACTACAGTTCCGATTGTTGGTTCATGTTTAGTACTCCTATACTTTCTAACGGAGGAACTACTCGTGGGCTACCTATCAGTTGTTTCCTTAATTATGTACCTGATAGTAGGTCTGGTTTATCTGCTCACTATGATGAGAACATATGGTTGGCGAGTTCGGGTGGAGGCATCGGTGGATATTGGGGAGATGTTCGTAGTAATGGTATACCTACTACTCATGGCTCTCGTTCTACTGGTTCAATTCCATTCATGCATGTAGTAGATTCTCAAATGTTAGCCTTTAATCAAGGCACTACAAGAAGAGGAAGTTATGCTGCATACCTAGATGTAAGTCATCCAGAGATTGAAGAGTTTATTAATATGCGTAAGGAATCTGGTGGAGATATTAATCGTAAGTGTCTTAACTTACATAACGGAATTAATATAACTAATGCATTTTTAGATGCAGTAAGAGAGGATGAAGATTGGAGATTGATTGACCCTAAAACTAATGAAGCTGTAAAGGTTATTAATGCTAGAGATTTATGGTGGCAAATTATCCATGCAAGAGCAGAAACCGGAGAGCCTTACATGATAAACATAGATACTTGTAATGAAGCTTTACCAAAACAACAACAAGATTTAGGACTATCAATTAGACAAAGCAACTTATGTTCCGAAATAACTTTACCAACTAACGAAGAAAGAACTGCAGTATGTTGTTTGTCTTCAGTTAATTTAGAACACTTTGATAAGTGGTCAAAAGATTCACAATTCATAGATGATTTGATAACAATGCTTGATAATATAATAGAACATTATATTGAAAACGCAGTAGACACTACACAATTAGGAGGATATAGTGCAAACTTTAAAAGATTTACAAAATATATTAAGCAAGATAAAGAAGGATATGCAAAGTCAGCTTACTCGGCTTATAGAGAAAGGTCGTTGGGTCTGGGTGCAATGGGCTTCCATGCTTACCTACAGTCTAGAGGGATTCCTTTTGAGGGATTATTCGCTACAGGATTCAATTATAAAGCCTTTAAATACATTAAGACTAAAGCTACAGAGGCTACTAAAAGACTTGCTGAAATACGGGGGGAGTGTCCTGATTTACATGGTAATGACAGGCGTAATGCTAACCTTCTTGCTGTTGCTCCTAATGCTAGTAGTGGTATTATTTGTAGTGGTACTTCTCCCTCTATTGAACCTTATCGTGCTAATGCATATACACACAAAACTTTGTCAGGTAGCTACCAAGTTAAAAACAAATTTCTTGAAAAGGTTTTAAAATCTAAAGGATTAAAAGGTAAAGAATTAGATAATCTATGGAAAGATATATCAGGTAATGATGGCTCTGTTCAACATTTAGATATACTTACAGATGAAGAAAAAGAAATATTTAAAACTGCTAATGAGATAAATCAAATATGGGTTATTGAACATGCTTATAAAAGACAAGAGTTTATTTGTCAAGCACAATCTGTAAATTTATTCTTTACTTTACCTAAAGCAACTGAAGACCAAACTATCCATGATGAATATATGCAGTATGTTAATGATGTTCATTGGTATGGTATGAATAAACTTAAATCACTCTATTATTTTAGGTCTAACGCAGCTAGAAATATAGAGAATGTAAACATTAAAGTTCCAAGAATCAAGTTAGATGATGTGGAATGTATAGCCTGTGAAGGATAGTATGAAAGATATAAAAATACAAGTCCATTCTTTACCTGCTGTTATTATGTTAGAAGCACAACTTCCAGAAGAAATGGTAGACAGTTTAAATAATTATTTAGATAAACTATACAAAGATAAAAAAAGAAAGTCTTTAGCTGGTACTTTAGTTGGTCAGATACATAGAGGACAACAATTATTAATGGACCATAAAGACCCTGTACTAGAAGAGTATTATAAATTTATTACAAGTATGGCAGTTAATTATTTAGATGTTTATAATAATGTAACAGGTGTAAGACATACAGGTAAAATGATAGACATAGATGAGTTATGGTCTGTTCATAGTTATGAAGGAGATTATAATCCTATCCATGACCACGGAACTAAAACTTTAATGGGTATCAGTACAACTGCATGGACTAAAGTTCCTAAACAAATAGGAAAGCAAGGAGAAAATCCTTTAGAAAGCTATGATTTGTATAATAGTTCAGGAGCATGTGATGGTTTTATTGCATTTAATTATGGAATAAATAGTTTAATGGATGCTCAAAGATTAAGACCATCTCAATCAATTGTAATGCAACCAAAAGTAGGAAGACAATTAATGTTTCCATCATGGCTACAGCATATGGTATATCCTTTCTTTGGTAAAGGAGAACGCAGAACTGTAGCTGCTAATTTAAATTGTTTTAATAAGGAGGAACAATGAAAGTAGAAATTTTATATGATGCTTTGTATAATAGATATAAAGCAAAACAAACAGAAGCTTTATGTAATCTTCAAATGTATTTTATAGAAGGAGTTGGTGTAGCAGACCATCCTGATACAGTAAAAACTGTAGCTAAATTATTTGAAGAATATGTAGAGGCAACAGAATACTTAAAATCATTAAAGGAGAATAGACATGAGTTTGCTGGGTAATAGAGATTATTATAAACCATTTGAATATCCATGGATGTTTGATTACTATGTATTACAAAATCAAATGCATTGGATGCCAGAATCTGTGCCATTACATACAGATGTAAAAGATTGGCAAGAGTTATCAGATACAGAAAAGAATTTACTGACACAAATATTTAGATTGTTTACACAATCAGATGTAGATGTAGCTAGTGGATATATAGATAAGTATATGCCTATCTTTAAAAAACCAGAGGCAAGAATGATGATGTCATCTTTTGCTAATATGGAATCTATACATCAACACGCCTACAGCTTACTACTTGATACAGTAGGTATGCCTGAAATAGAATACAAAGCTTTTGCTGACTATGAAGAAATGGCAGACAAGCATGACTATGTTGGTAACTTTAAACCTAGTAAAGCTAAGAAAGAAACTATTGCTAAAACTCTTGCTGTTTATTCTGCTTTTACAGAAGGACTGCAGTTGTTCTCTAGCTTTGCAATCTTATTAAACTTTCCTAGATTTGGTCGTATGAAAGGTATGGGTCAGATAGTTACATATTCTATTCGTGATGAATCTATGCATGTAGAAGCCATGACTAAACTCTTTAGGGAATTTATACAAGAAAACCTAGACATATGGACAGATGATTTTAAAAAAGAAATCTATCAAATATGTAGAGAAATGGTAATGCTTGAAGATAAGTTTTTAGATTTAGTATTTGAGATGGGAGATTTACAAGGACTAACTAAAAAAGATATGTATGCTTACAATAGATACATAGCTGATAGAAGACTATTACAACTTGGACTTAAAACTAATTATGACCAAAAAGAAAATCCACTTGGTTGGATTGATGAGGTCATGGGTGTTGAACATCAAAACTTTTTTGAAGGAAGAGCAACAACATATATGAAAGCAGGTTTAAGAGGTAGACAAGACAACATAACCTTTAGTGATTTAAATGAACAAACCAAAATTTGACCCAAAAGAATTATTAAATTCTAAAAGAATATTTAAATCTGCAACTCCTAAAGGAGATATCTCTTGGTATGTAAAATGGATATCTAGTTTTATTATTATCTGTGCTATGTCTTTAAGAGGAATTGAAGGTATGCAATTTATAGATTTAATTTTATCTTTATTTGGTGTAGCAGGTTGGTTATGGGTAGGAATGTTATGGAAAGATAGAGCATTAATTATTTTAAATGCTGTTGGTCTTTTTCTTTTAATCAAAAATTTATTA